ATCGAGCGCGGCCTTGAACTTCTCGCCGTAGCCTTCATAGAACTCTGGCTTTAATCCTGCAGGCAAGATGAGTGCGCGCTTGCGCTGCTCGGTCTGTCCGGCGAGGTTGTCGTTGATGATGTTTTCATACTGCTTCATGACGAGCGGGTCGTTTCCGAAGTCTGCGTCAGAAGTCAGCATCATCTCAGGAGTTACGCCGTCTGTGTATTCGGCGCGCAACCATTGCTGGCGGCGAAGATAAAGGTCAGCCAATGGCAAGCAGCGCTCAACAGGTGACGAGCCATAGACAGAGTTTGCTCTGCGATTGCGGATGAAATAGGACAAATCGTCCGAGGTGAACTCGCCGTCTGCCTCTGGGTCATCCGAATTGGCCATGAACTCCGTGCGTGGGAATCCGTAGAGGATTTGCTGGTAAGCGGCTTGCGGAGGCATTGGGCGCATACCGCGATCGTCAAGCATTGGCTTAATCGTTGAGCCGTCTAGAATCTGGAAGCCGTATAAATCTCCGCCGACAGTTTTCTGAGGCCAGATTGCCCACGCATCGAGGACGAGGATTTCCTCTAGCGACATCATCATCCAGTCAATAAATGTCAAGCCGTTGGAGCGGTCTGGGTTTTCCCAGAATGTGCGCATACGATAAATCTCGTCTGAGAACTTTGAGCGAGCTGTGGACATGGCGCGAACATGATCGCCGCCGATTTCCGCGATGATTTTCTCCGAGGCATCCTCAGCGATAACGATGTCCCAGTCAAGGCCTGAGATTTTTGCTTTAAGAACTTCGATACAGCGGCGAACGATGTCAATCTGCTCAGCTGCGCCGCGAAGCGTAGAGAACTGCACGAGCTTTTGCTCTGTGCCGATGTTGAGGTTTTGCGCTACCTGATATTCATAACGGCGTGGGTCTGGGCGGCCGTCTGGACGAAGCGGGTTGATAGCGCCGGGCAAGATGGGCTGACCGGGGCCGAATGGAACGCCGGACATAAGAGGATTACGCAAGAGTGGAGTTTGCTGGCCATAAGTCTGACCTTGGTGCTGAGCATCGCGCATCTGTTGTTCAGTCATAACAACTGACCCCGCAGGGAGATTGCTTGGAGCTTTTTCGATTTGCTGTGCTACTGCTTTTGCTAGACGGTCAATTAGACCCATTGTCTCTCCTTAGTTGCGCCCCTTATGAATCAGGCTGGTGTAATGATAGCGGTTCTGCAGCGTGGGCATAATCGAGTGCCACGCACTAGCGGCAATCTGCACGATGGACAGAACTCAGCCATTGCAGCAAGAGAGCGCATCGCAACAGAGCCACCCATCAAATCAGTAACAGCCCAAACCATCGCATCCATGCGGTCGGGAGATTTATCTGCATCCGGTTCCCATGAGACAAGCTGATCCTCTAGCTCAGGAAATCCGCCGACCATGTGCAATCGCTTCTGTTCAGAGAGCGCAGAGATAGGCTCGGCTCTGACCTTCTTGCCGCGAGAGGCCGTGACTTTGCGATAAGGCACATTTGCATCTACTTGTCGCAAAAGGGCTTCAATCATATCTCCGCCGTTATTTGTCTCAGCGATAACGCGGTCGCACTTATGCTTGCGATACATCTCCACGGCTTTGCGCATCCACGCTTCTGGCGATCCTTTCATCGTTGCGTCCTCGATAATGTAGTAATGGCCATCAGGCGTAGCGCCAGCAACAATGATTCCCGTCTCATCCGATGACTCACCGCTAGTTACGGCAGGGTCAATGGCTACGACAACGCGATAGTACGGCGGCGCATCTTCTGGCCTGATTCGTGCATCCTCAATAAGCGAGCGAGTCCAGAGCGCTCCTTCGACATCATCCAGCACTTCGCCATACAGCTCTTGCCGGCCCAAGCGCGTGCCGTCATATCTTGCTTGTAATTCCACGAGCGCTGATTGCGAGAGGTTGTCAGCGTTCTCGAATGTTGAGCCTCGCGTGATATGCGTGGTCTCCCGAGAGATTAAATCCTTGATGAGCTTTGTCGGGCGCGGTGTGGTGGTGACCACAATCTGAGGATGTTCCCCTAGGCGCATTCCGAATTGAAGCTGATCCCACGCATCTGGCTTATCCCATGCCGCCAGCTCGTCACACCAAGCGCCGTGGTGCTGCGGGCCGCGAAGTCTGTCCGGCTCCTCAGCTGAGAACAGTTTGATTTTAGAGCCGTTGGTCAGCGTAATCTCACCTATCGAGCGGTTGTAAGTTTTGATTGCTTGATAGCGATTGAGTACCGAGACGATTCCCGACACACCTTCAGCACAAGTATCACGCACATCGGCGTAAGTTTTAGCGACTATCGCCCAGCGGGTTTTCGGATTCGTTATTGCCTGATACGCCAGCCACTCCGATCCCGTCCGAGTCTTCCCCCAGCCGCGCCCCGACAGAATCAGCCATGTCTGCCACGGAGTCTCCGGCGGTAATTGCGACAATCTCGCCTGTATGTTCTGCCACTGAACCCTCGCCTGAGCTTTCCTCAGCGTTTCCTTCGAGTAGCGCGGCAAGGTCTCGGACAGCTCTGTCAATGCTTTCATCACCGTCCCATGTTGTTATGTCTTGTGTAATCTTAATTGGCAAGTCTAAGCCGAGCAATCTCGCACGGCGCTCCATGAGGCGCACGATGGTATTCACGGAGGCGTTATCTCCCTGCATGGCTTTAGGCCATAGGGCAAGCTGTAGCCGGTCTATGCGGTCTAATTCGGCCTCACGAAGCTCATCGGCGGGCTGTTGCATCGTGCGCTTGATAGCCCGCTTGTAAGCCGCGTAAGCGCCCGTATGGTCGGCGTAGCCTGTTTCTTCGGCTATTCGCTGCCAAGTGAGCCCAGCGCGGCGTAGCTCCAGCACCTTGATCTCTTTATCTACCAGCTCAGGGCTGGGAACTGCTGCATTGTGATTTGGCATGGATAGATTACTTACGATTCACGATGCTTGTAATTACAGGCGGCAAGGGCTTTACTGTGGGCATGGCTACCAAGACAGAGGCATATTTCAAGATTCAATTTAGAGACCCGATCTCGCTGGCATGGAAAGACATCCAGAAGGCATTTGCATCAGCTGAGGAGGCACAGGCAGCATTTGCGCCAGACAAAGAGTGCCGAGTTATGTGCATCACTCCGAAAGGTCGCTTTCCTCTTTAGGGTGGAGCCCGGAAGTCGGAGTTGCACCGCTATCTTCTGACAGGGAGTCAGACGCATCGCTCTTTATGCTTCCCGGGCGTGACCCTTTGTACATCCTAGCACCGGCTTTTTCAATTTCGCTAAACGGCAAGATGGGAACAGTCAGTCTTTTCCTTGCGGCAGGATTCAAGAAATAAACATACCGAAGCTGAAACCCCTCGGCCTTTTGCGCCCCGATGCTGGCAAGAAACTTGTGGCTTGATTCCGTTCCTGTCTTGCCCCACTTCTTTTGCAGATCCGAAGAAACGCCTGTGGTGAAATTTATATCTGCGGCATATTCCCCGTCAGGCAACCGCCAGATTGTTTTGTTTCTATTTATCTGCGTGAGAACGAAGCCAGAAGCTCGATAGATAGTGCCGTCTCCGCATTGAGTGCCATCAGCAAAAGAGATCACCCATTCAAGGTGAGGTGCGTGCTTTTTAAGCATTTTGAGCGCGATGCCTATGGCTCGGGATTCACTATTGCGGGGCAGGGCATCTGAGAACGCCATCCGATTCAGCTCAACAAACCCGTTCCATGCGGTATCTCGCACTAACCCCTGAGTTTTGCGCTTATCCATGGATGGGCCAAATTGCAGCGCTCCCTCTAGCTTTCCGTTATAGAAAACCCCGATGTGGATTTGGGAGTTGGGCGCGACTTTTTTTGAGTAATGCACGCGCCGAACGAGAGCGTTGGCCTCTTGCGAGGTTATGGGCTTTAAGATGATGTCTTTAGCGCTCATACCTGCATACCTAAGAACAGCTCAGCCATGCGCGTTAAAGCGTTGCCGTTTTTGTTCGTATTGTCCGATTCGGGAAATTCGCCAAGCGCAAGAGAAGCAGAGAGCGCGTTGTTCACGATTTCTACCTGCTCATGGCTTAAAGTGAAAGTCACTTGCTGGAAAGGAGATTGCTCCTTGGCGGTGCTGTCAAAGGCATCTGACCAATCATCGGCGGAAGGCGGAGCAACTTCTGTGAAGCCAAGCTGAGCAATATCCCAGCCCGAGTCTTGCAGCTCCAGAATTTGCTTTGCTAACTCGCTTTCATCCCACTCAGCCAGCTCAGCCGAGCGATTGTCCGCTAGGGCATAGGCCTTGGCGGTTTCATCATCCCAATCGTCTGGCACGGCGGTGATCTCTATCTCTTTCCATCCTAAAGACTTGGCAGCTTCAACCGTTCCGTTGCCGGCAAGGATGATCCCGCGATGCACAACGATGGGCTTGCGCTGGCCAAACTTATTTAAGGACGCGGCGATTGCTTCGAGGTTGCGCGCCGAGTGCTTGCGAGCATTATTCGGATCGAGGTTCAGGCTCTCGATTGCTACCTTTTCCAATTTCATTGACCGCCTCCAGTCGAGCATCCAACAAGTTATCTAATTCGCCAAGTAAAAAGGCCTTCCGTTGGTGGGTCAGCCTATTGCCGTACTTCTCTTTCATAAGCGCGGAAATATGCACTATCGCCTCGTCTATTTCGGCGAGTGTTATCTCCTCGTTAATAATCATGAAAGCTATTTTACTGTTTTGCGCGCTTTCCGTTTTTCTTGGTATGTCCGAATTTCTTCGGCGCGATAGAAAACAGCCTTGCCTTCCTTTTTTACCCAGCTAATCGTGCGGCGGTATTGCAGCTGGCGTAAGTTATTCATATTTACGCCCAGATACTCCGCCACTTGATTGCAGTCCCAGAGTTCATCTACCACGGCGCATCCTCGGTCTTATGCACAGAGGTCACAACGGCGGCCTGATTCTTGGGCGCTCGCGGGATAATCGAGAAGCTCGTGCCGGAAATCTCTAGCGATGTCTTTGCAACGCCATCTTTGCCGGTGAAGCTAGATTGAGAAAATTTGCCGACAACAAGAACCTTGTCACCCTTTTTCAAGCTATCAACAACCGCATCAGACTTAGAGTTCCAAAAGGTAACCCGAAACCAGATTGTGTCTCCATCCTCATACTGCCCATTGACCTTTTGGCGCGGCGTGTGCGCTAGGGAGAATGATGCGAGAGATTCATCCTTGAAAAACTTCATCTCTGGATCAGAGCCGAGATTGCCTTCGATGATGATTTGGTTCATTTTTCGCCTTTCGTTCGGGATTGCTTACATTACTACG